ATCTATTAATTGTTTCCAATAAACATACAAAACATTCCTTAACCTTTGGCTTTTTGTCTTTCCTTCAACTTCTATTTCAGTATCTTCTAATGCTTTTACTTCTTCAATAGTTAAATTACCACCACTTTTAAAATAAAGTACTCCAGAATCATTTAAAATTTTATCTATCTGCATAAAATCATCTGTACTTTGTTCTAATTGAGTTATAAAAGTCATTGATACGCTTTTATCCTTTTTTCTATTTGCTCGGTCAAATGTTACCTGTCTTAATAAGTTCATATCTAATTCAATTTATTTTGTAATTCCATTAATTCAGCATCTTGTAATTTTTCCTTTCTGCTAGAATTAAATTGATCTATTATTTCATTTTGTCTAATGCTTATCAAAGTGTAATATAAAAGCCTTTCCGATTGATAAGTGTATAAACTATCTATTTTCTTATTTGAGGCTGTTAAATCGCAGTTAATCTCTTTTAACTCTTGTTTTTCTTTAGTACCGTATAAACAACACAAAATTAAAATACCAATTATCAGCGTTAATAAATCTCTACTTGCTTTCATAAGTCTAAAAATTCTTTAATTAGTTCCTGGATAATATGCGATTTAGATACATTTAATTTATTTGATGCACGTATAAGTTTATCATGTATTTCACGTTCGATTTTAAAAGAAATAATATCATCTTTAATAGTGCTTTCTTTCATTACCTTTTTTAAATGTTCTTTGTTTAATCCTTTTCCTATTTCTTCTGGTAGCCTGTTGCCTTGTGCATCTGCTTTTTTAAATTTATTTTTCATCTTTTACCTTTTTAATAATTAAAACTTCTTTTGTATAAGTTACTTTTGGTACTTCTAAAACAACACCATCTTCATTAACTACTGTATTTCCTTTTTCCCATTGATTGAAATTATCCTTTAGATTGTTTTCAATTTCTGTTAAATTGTCTTTTGCTATTTTATACGATTCACATCCTTTAAAATTCCAAACTTTTCTACCGTTTCTTTTCTCCATTTTAAAGCCATCTTTTTCAAAATTTTTATCTTCATAAATTGATTGGTTTTGTGCTTCTGTATGCACTATTTCCAAATGTACGCTTAAAACGTTCATTTGCTCTTTAATTATGTATTCAGCCTTGTAAGGGCTGAAATTTCCATCTATTACTTCTTGTACTAAATTTGCTGTATCTATCATATCTATTTTATTTACTTAATTGATTACACCATTTTGTTATATTATCTCCATAAACAAATTTTCCTGTTTTTTCTGAATATGGCAACCAACGACCATTATTTTGTTTTGCTGGTAACTTTACAATAGTTTTAGAATATAAAAATCTACCTACACCCCACATAACCGCTGCACGTTTAAAAGCATCTGATGCTTCTCCTTTTTGTTTTTCAACATTTGATTCAGTTCCACAATCTGACTTCCATACCCAACCTTTGCCCATATCAACACCAATAGAACAAAATAAATTGTTTTTATGTTCTGAATATTTACATTGCCAATTTTGAGGACCACAAACTTCATCAAGTAAATCTTGAACATCTCTGGCATCAATATAAGCAACACAACTTGCCCCGTATTGATTTGCACTTTGCACCCTCCATTTAAAGGGTATTTCTTTTTTTAAATCTTCTAAATTCATATCTATTATTTTTTAATTATTATTTAATTCATCACTTAATAAATCAATTAGCTTAAATTCAACTAATTCCTTAATCTTTTTTAACTCTCTATCATTTATAGAAATCTCATTTTCTTGACTATCAAAAGTTTTAAAATCCCAAAACTTAATATTAGTAGCACCAATAACATTTTTACAATTAGTTTCTTCTTCTTCTTCTTCTAATAATTCAGTATCATAACTAAAATCAGACTTAACAATAAAACCCTCTGAAAATAAGCCGTCAAATACAGCAGTTAAAGTGTTGCTTTCTAAATCTAAATTTTCTATTTCTAATAATTCCATCTTTTTACGTTTTGATTACCGTACAAATATACATAAAAAAAGTATTACTTTTAGTATTACTTTAAAAAAGATTGAAAATAAAAAACCCGACTATTTTGGCGATGTCGGGTTTTAGGTTATTGCACATCAAGTACAATTATGTTATTAATCAGTATTCAAATATAATAAAAATTATTTTATACAATAAAAAACCTCCCAAATAAATGAGAGGCTTTTCAAATAAAAATACGAAAATAGAAAATCAATACAAATATAATAAATTATTTCATTTTATGGCTATCTCCATAAAAAAAGTTCATCATTACTCCAACAACACTACCCAACAAAAAGCCTAAAATAATATCTGCTATCTTATCATTTAAAACGGGCGTAAAAGTTGCAAAGAAAAAATAAGATGCTGCAGTTAAACTCCAGAAAGTAGATAAATAATATAAAAATCTTTTAGAAAATACATCATTTTGCTTCAATGCTTCTTTTTGCATATCTCTAGCATCTTTAACATTCTCCAAATCTAATTCTAATAGCCTTAACGCCTCTACTTTTTCATTTGCTGTTAACTTATCATCCTTTTGAATTAAGTTCTTTACAATGCCTAAAGCACCATTAGAGGGTAAAACATCTCCAACAACATCAATAATATTAGGTGCAACACTTTGTAAAAAAGCACCAACCATTGTTTTACCGTTTTTTTCTTTAAATTTTCCCATTACATTGGTTTATATTTATTTTTACCTTTTAACTTATAAGCCTTTAATATTTGCATTCTGTTAGGTCTTCTAGTTGTAAATGATACATGAACCCAATTAGGCTCGTTATCATTTCCAAACTCCCAAATTAATTGATCAAAAACTAAATTTTCTTTGATAAATTCAAATATTTGCTTATTCGTTATTTTACCAAACATATCAGCATCTAAATCCAATGCCTCACCTTTACTATGTTGGCTCGTTTTACTACCTCCTATGGCTTTGTTTAAAGCCTCTGACCGATAACCAGAACTAATACCAATAGCAACTTTAAAATGCTCTCTAATCGGTTGAAATATATTTTCTGCAATATCTTCTAAGGCTTCTAAATGTTCTTGCGTAGGATGGTTGTCAATACCTTTTCTAGTGGCTGTATTAGATTTAATTACCTCGTTAACGCTTAAATTTTCTGATAATTTCATTCTTTTAATTTATAACATTCAATAATATCTTGTATTAACTCCCTTTCATCTTCTCTCAATTGCCTTTTATCTTCTCTTAATTGATAAATTGCTTTCATTAATTCAACATTTTGAGAGTGTACAATATAATAAATAGCAAAACAAAAGGCAACGGATAAACTTAAACTTACGCCATGATCCATGATTAAATTTAAAAACCTATCCTTTGCCTCTTTCATTATATTATTTCAGTATTTCCAACCCCTATTTGAGATTCAATTATTTCTTGTAACCATCCTTTAACTAATGCAGCACTTCCAGCATCATCTAAAGATTCCCATTCTTCATCAGTACATTCTTTTAATTGAATATAACTAAAATCTTTAACCTTTGGAATTGGCAACCATCCATCAGTAGCAGCAGTTTCTTTTGCACTTAAGCTAAACCAATGAGTTAAATTAAATCTAATTATTTTTTTTTCTTCTATAAATTGTGCCGTATAATAAATTATACTGCCAGAACTTACCATTCCTTTGTCTGGTCTTTGCAATTGTTTGTTAATTTGTATCATTTTGTAAATTTAATAATTTTATTTTTATGCGTTTGCTAAGGTTGTTATAGTACCACTTGATCCAATATATTTTAATGCACCACTTTCTACATAAATAATACCGCCCCCAGTAGGTGTTGCTGGTGCTGATTGGTTATTTAAAAATTGCGTACCATCTATTCTAGTATCTCCAACTACATGAAGCCTTTTTGTAGAATCTGGATTTAATACATTAATACCTATTCTACCATCCCCAGCATCACTAGTAGCAACAAAATACTTACCATCTGTATTGTTTTGTACTGCAAAATTCCTAGCATTTGTAGATCCAGCACCGTCAACAGTCATTCCAACACCATTAATAATAGACGAACCTAATCTACTTTCTCCATTTACTCTAAAAACTTCTGTACCTATTTGAACTGAATTATTAATTCCTACAAAACCAGATTCAGCATACAAATCATTTACATTAAAAGTTAAAACACCATCTTCGGCAGTAAAAAAATCACCAGCCGAATTACTTAATGTTATTCCTCCAGAATCTAAAGAATCATTATGTTTTAAATTAACTCGCTTATTTGCTACACTACTTTCTAATACAAAATTTACATTCCCCCCCGTTGATTTCAATTTTATATCTCCTTGTATAAAAGAAAGTATTTTACTATTTAAAACTACTTCTCTATTATTTGGAATTGATCCATCAGTTGAATATAAATTATCAATATTAGCATTAATATAAGCTAGTAATTCTAAAGCAGTAATTTTTTTACTTAAATCAAAACTACCAGCCCCATCTTCATTACTTGCATCAAATAAATCTTCATCCTTTAAAGGATTGCTTGCACCGTCTGCGGTATATTGCGAAATTTTATCACCCATTTTTTTTAATTTTTAAAAGTTTCTTTTTGTAAATATTTGTTTAACATCAACAAATTTAATATTATAACGTCTATTCGGATTGTTTACTATTTCTGGTTTGTCAATTTCTTGCATGAATACTTTAACACGCCTCCATAATGATTCGGCTTTTATTTTATAATCAGTTATCAAAATCTCATTCCCTAACAACTTATTATAAACCAACTTTTCGACTACTTCCCAACTAATTAGCTTAGTGTTTAAAGTCCATTCTCTACTCATACTGGCTTTGTTTTGTCTTCTTATGTGTTTACTTGTTACATATTCAGAAGTTTCAAATATCGGTGCTGGATTTCCAAATTCACCACCAAGTCTTAAAGATTGATACCAATTTAAACCAGTAAAATCAAATTGATTTCCTAAAATATTTCCGTTTTGGTAACTTTCTATTCTTACAGTACCATCAGCAGCAATATCAGAATAAACATTTAATATAAATTCTCTTGATGTTGATACCGTAGCATTTCCAATAATACTAAGATTAGCAACTATTGTATAACTTCCAGCACCAAAATCATTAAATACTTTTAACCAATCCACTAAATAGCCTTTGTATAATTGTTGTTCTGGTGTACCACTTGCAAAACCATCAAAGTAAGTGCCATAAGTATCAGTATTCAAATCAGCAACTTTTACTTCATCCTTTTGTAATTCAATATCTATTGTATCACTTGATACAAATCTTTTATAAAGAAATTCGTTTTGGTCATTTTTCCAATAATCATTTGGGTTTAAAGGATCACAAAATATTTTCTCCGAATATTCACATTTGATAAAATCACAAATACAAATATCATTCGTTTGAGGGTCTGGAATTTCTGGTAAAGATGGACCTAATATTTTTCCAGCGTTACCACTTCCATAATTATAAGGATTGCTATTTGTTTGTTCTATAATTATCATTCTACTACTTTTATTACACTTGTTTCAGTATCTTTAAATGCACCCGTTTCCGTTTGTTTTCCTAAAATTACAAAGTTATCATCCTGTATTCTAGTCGATAGATTATAATTAACTCCAGGTTGTGCAATGTTACCATCAATTAAACACTCTAAAACTACATTACCCCCTACTATTTGAATATCGCACAAAGTTAAGCCATTTTTAGGTTTTAACAATTGATTGCTACTAGGTAGATTTAACGTACTCATTTCAGTAATAGAAAACCCTATTTGATTAGTTTCTTCTATCCTATTAATACCCCATAAACCAGTTAAAGAAATAACAGGACCGCCAGAGTTAACCCATGTACTTCTAAATAATGTGTCTTGACCAGTTAAAATAGCACCGCCCAAATTATTAGTACCACTAGCATCAAATGTTTCTATTGTTTCACTCCATACGGGAGTAACATTACCATCATTTTCATAATCATAAACCGTTAAAGGCGGTGTTAAAGTAAGGTAATTAGTCAAACCACTTACTCCCAAATCACTTGTACCAAAAACATTCCCAAAAAATGCTAATCTTATTTCATAACCATTCAAAAAAGAATAATTAGAACTTTTTAAATTAAAATTATTATTGGGTTTAGTGGTATCAAAAAATATAGTATCTACATCTAAATTTTCAATCCAATCTTGCCAACTAAATTTTTGACCTATTAAGCCATTATAATTTTGAACATTAGCAACATTTGCCCCAACTTCTAAAGTAACATCATTAAATTGATCGCCAACTTTTAAAATATACCCCCTAGTTGCATTTAAAATTAATTGCTGAATACCCCCACTAACAATAGCAGGAAATATATTAAAAGAATATTTATCTAATTCAAAGTATTTTTTAGTAATTGGATCATAAGCGACTAATAAAAAATCTAAACTATTTAAAACCGCTTCTTTGTTTAAATCTAAATTAAAAGTATAATCTACTAATACACCATCTTCATTCCATGCAGTAACATCAGTAGTACCATTTAATACGCCTAATTGCTTTTCATGTGTTAAAATATCAAACTTTGTAAAGTTTAATAAATCTGGAATATCAGCACTTTCATCATATTCGTTTACGTCTGCTAAAAGTATTAATTTATCAGAGTTTCCTTGATCTGGTATTGAAGCATCACCAAGTTCAACACCTATTAAATATTGTGCAGGACTTTGACTATTTAAACCCGATAATCTTAATTTTTGGGCTAATGAATATTCAACATCAAATGATAAAGTCATTGTATTACCTACAACATTTATTATTTCAAATTCTGTTATTATTCCTTCATCTCCAACCGTTGGACTTAACCCCCCATTATTTAAAGCAACATCATAAAGAAAGTTTTCTTTAAAGTCTGTTAAAATTGTATCTGTATATTCTGTTTGCTCTGGTAAATAAGATATGTAAACTCCAGCACGTTCAGCAGCATTAAAATTTCCTAATAGGTTTTCAACTTCTACTAATATTGTAGTCTTAGAAGTTATTAAAACACCATCAGCATTATTTCCAGTTGCTTCTTCTGAATAATCAATAGAATTAACTTTATAATTAGCATTAAATCCATTAAAGTTTTCTCCAAACCAAGCAACAGAACCCAACTCCCTATCTACTTCTATTTTCTTTTCAGTATTAGGATTGGATAAAACAGTTCTAAATCCTGGACTATAAACGTATTTTAACGTATTTAAACCAGTAAATAAGTTCGGCAATACATTATTTTGTAAATTAGTTATTTCACCCTCTAAATAATATGGAACTATTATAAATTCGTGTTCTATTTCAAATGTTTGGCTTCCAGTCCTTGCTGTTAACAAACTATAATTACTTGATACAAATCTAGCCTTAACGCCTCCAGTTATCCAATCTTGATAACTTCCTAACTTTTGTAATGTTACAAAGTTAGTATCTCTGACACCTCCACCAGTATCAAAACCAACACCACTACCATAATAACCTTGATCATTTCCAGAAACTTTACTTTCTGTATTAAAACTTTCACTATTTCCAATTAATCCAAATCTATAATTAATAGCAGTTAAATCATTGTAACCTCTAATCATTGCATCAGTATCCGCATTTGTTCTTGATCCACTTGTTAAGGTAAATATGATAGTATTAGGACTTATTGATGTAATTTCTCCAGTAAAATTAGTACCAGCACTACCAGAAAGTTCTTCATAAATAAATGAATCTCCAACAGCAAAACCATCACTAATAAAATTATTTGTTGAACTTTGTAAAGTTCCCGTAGAAGTATCAACAGTCCAAGTAGCACCGCTATCTTTAGTTTTTGAAAACCATTCAACTTGAATCTCTTTAACTAACTTTATTTTGTTCATTCCTGAGCCAGTAAAGTTATCAGTAAATTCAGATAAATTATCAGTAAAACCTACACCATTATTAAATTGGTTGTAATATTTTGTTGACCTTTCTAATATTTGAACTCCCATTGTTAACGGTTTAATTTTTGTAATACTTCATCTTTTAATCTATTCAAAGAATCTTTATCACTATTATTAATTGCTTCATCTAATCTACTGACTAATGATTTAACTAAGTGCTTATTTTCGCTAGTTTCTTTATCATCATTCAATACAGAATCCAAATCCTTATCTAATTGCTCCCTTTGTTTGGCAAAAATATTTTGAGCATTTTCCGCTAACTTTTCAAATTCCTTAATATCCATTAACTAGGTATTATTTTAGTTTCTTTTAAATTAAATGTGTACGGCTTTCTTACCCAGAAATCAATAACTGCTACATCTTCTCCTACCGTCCATGTAAAATTAACAATTTTAGCCGTATTTCCTTTGTAAATAAAATAAGGATTGTTACTTAACTTAAAAAAGTCTTCTAATCCAAAAGGTATTGATACTTGGTTAAATACTTGTTTTTGAGCCTTATAATTATTATCAATAAAACTTTTTTCATTATGGTACTTTCTCCAAAGTACATCAGCGTTCCATAATTGTTTATGGTTTACTGGCATACGCCCACCGTTTAAATACAATAGTTTTGGGACTGTATGCCAATTGGTAGACTGTTTTAAAACTCCTATTCTAGTAGTTACTTTTGATCTAAAATTTGTACCGCCTCCAAAAACTCCAGTAACATTATCAATAACACCAGCAACATTTTTTAATAGGTTTTCTATTGCGTTTAAATTATCTTTTCTAGTACCTAAAGCACATTCAAAATTTACTTCATCTAATCCCTTTAATAATACTGCTCTTTGATTAATAACGCTTATAGGGTCGGTTTTTATTTCAACAGCCGTTCCAACATAATTATCAATAGTCCATTCATCGCTTGTATCTACTCCAAAAGAAACTAAATTAGTTGCATTTAATTCATTTACATTATATCCTAAAGTATTTATTAATACATCTGGAATTTCCCATTGAGATTGTTGTAACCAAAACGGATCATTCTTTGCCCTAAGTTCTATCGTGTTTCCAATTAAAGCCATTTTTGCATAAGGCAAATCTTTTGCTAACTTAAATAAATCTTCTGTAAAGTATCCATAGTCTAAATTGTTTGGAATACCGCTTTGAGTTCCTTTTGTAATATTAATAAATCCTAAAAATGCTTTTTCATCTAAATTAGGATTAGATGGCAAATAAGTTACATTGTTATACTCCGTAACTGGACAATTAAACTGATAGCCAAAATGATTTGCAATCTTTGTTAATGCAGTCTTTAAAAGTATTCCTTTATGCTCTCTTTTAGGTGGTAATAAGGTATTAAAAAGTGTTATTGATAACTCTATAATTGCAAGTAATAAAACTGCTGTATAAACTATTTGCAAAATTAAAGATAAAGTAGCGTATATTATACCCCCTACACTTACTGGAACTAATATAGGCCCAGTAGGACCAATACCAGGGCTAGGAGTTAAAGCATCTGTAAATTTACCAACATTTTCAGCAGTATCTTTTACAGATTCAATAAGGGCTTGAACCATTAGATATAAAACAATACTGCTTAATAATATCTCAAAGAAATTAAACTTCTTTTCTACTACATAAGGAATTGTAATATAATCTGACTGATTAAAAACCCCTATTTCTTCTAAATATCCACAAGTAGTACCGTTTAACTTATCAAAAAAACTTTGAATACTATCATCTTTGATAATTGAAACACTTACAACACCATCATCTGGCTGATCATTGTAATTATTTGTAAAGTCTATAAACGCTTTAAAGTTCTTTGTTAATGGATTATTATTAAACAAATTCAAATCAAAAGGCATCCCCTCAAAGATTCCAACACCTCCAGAAGTACCGCCTAAAATCCAATCATTTACAGCCTTGCGACTTTCTAAATTAAAATCAAATTCAGTAATAGTTAAATTTGGTTGTACTGAATCATCTGGATATTGAGCTTCTATTGTAACATCTTGCCACTCTAAAGGGGCATTAGTTTCAATACCATTCAATAAATATTTACTTTCTGTATTTCTGCTAATATCTGCCATTAATATAATTTAGATATTTCTTTAGTAATTCTATTGCCTTTTTTATAAGTGTATTGAATTACTTTTTTTGCTTCATCTATTTCAACACTTCCAGTAATTGGTTGGATTGACTTTATAGACTTATTTAATTCGTCTAATTTACTTACTATTTGCGAATTACCCATACCATTTAAAGCAAAAGCATTAGTATTAATTAACTCGTTGGATTTATCGTACTTCATAATGTCTGTTAACATACCGTTATCATACATTTTTACAATATCTTTCATTTCTTCACGACTTCTAAAACCAACTTCTCCCCTATCTTTTTTACTCCATACTTGCTCATTTGGATGCAATATCCACGCTTTACCGCCTTTGCTATCTAAGTCTCCACGCCCTCCAGTATCATCAACACCATCAAAAGCCGTTAAACCACCTGCAAGGGCTTTTAATACGCTTATGTCTGCAATAGTTTTAGGTAAATTACCATCATTACTATTGAATGAAGATAACACCGCAAAAAATGCTTGTGTACGTTCTTGCCTTTTTTGCTCCCTTTCCTTTTGCCTTTGTAATTCTAATTCTTGTTTTTGCTCAAATGCTAAACTTTCTTGTGAATCTAATTGCCCTTCTTGTGCTTTATCTCTTAATCTATCAATGTTTTCTCCTGTTTTACTTAATTGATCATCAATAGCCGCTATTCTTTTTTCAAAACCTTCGTTTACTAAATCTCCTAATACTTCAATTGCAGCAGCAGTTAATTCTTTTTGCTTTTCAATTCTTTCTTTTTCTAATTGTTCAGCTTTTTCTACTCTTTTCTTTTCAGCATCTTCTTCTTTTTTAGATTGCTTTTCTGCCTGTTTAATTAAAAGGTCGTTTAATTGTTGTCTTAATCTTAATTCTTCAACACTTCCTTCTTTTACATTTTTTAACCTTTCTTCAATGTTAGATATTTGGTTTTGTATTCTTTCTTCTTCTAAATTTTCTAAAACTTCAGTAGTTGCTTTACCTCCACTTGTAATAATTTTAAACAACGCATCTTCTTGTGCTTCAATATCCTTAGTAAGTTCTAATCCTTCTGCTTGAGATTCGTTTAAGTCGCTTTGTGCTTCTTCTAAATCTTGCAATACAATTCTACGTTCTCTAATTACTTCTAAAGTCCTTGTATTTATTATTTCAGATTGACCTAATAACTGTATTTGTTTTGCTAATTCAGTAGCATCTAATAAAAGTAAATCATCAATATTTAATCCTGCATTAGATAAATCTGCTAATACTTCTTTTTGTCCTCTAAAACTTTCTTCTGCTAGTTTGTTTGTTTTATCTAATAAAGCCGCCCTAGTTTCTAAAGTTTCTTTTTCATTAGCAATTATACGTTCATTAATAGTTTTTTGATTATCAAAACCATCTATTAAAATATCTAAATCAATTTCAAGTCTATCTTGTTTAACTTGCCTTAACTCTTTTTCGTTTTCTAGTATCTCATTCTTTAATTGGTTTTCAGCATCAATTAATTTAGTTATTGCAGCAGTTTCTTGATCTAACAAGTCAACACCAGCACCACCAGCTTCATTTGCTAATCTTACTCTTTCTTTTGATATTTCAAGTTCTGTTTGTGCTAAAGATATATTTATTCTAGCCCTTTTAATTTGTAAATCTTGACCTTTTAAAACCGATCCAGCAATTTCATCAAAAGACCTTGTAGAATCTCCAGCAATTATTGCTTGTTGTTCTATTAATCCATTTAAAGAACTTAATCTAACTTCTAAAGGTCTACTTGCTTTTTCAAATTCTATTATTCTTTCTGTTAGTTTTTCTTGACCATCAGAAGACTTTTCTACTTTATCTCCAAAGTTATCAGCAGCATCAGCAGTATTATCAAAAACTCCTTTTAATTGTGTAATTTCTTTATCTCCTTTTGCTACCGATTGAACAAAACCAAACAAATCTAAAGCAGCATTAGCAACAACATTTTGAACTTGACTAAATGCACCAGACAATTTAGAACTAACCTTTCTAACTGCTTCTGATCCAGCTTCTGTACTTTCTAAACTACCTTTAACACCATTAAAAGCACCTTGTGCAGTAACAGCAGCAGCAGCAACACCTAAAATACTATTAGCAGCCTTTCCAAATGAATCTGGATAATTACCTACATTTCTTTGAAATTGTCCGGCACTAGCATCTACATCTTTTAACTCCTTATCTAATGATTTAATTTCTTTTTGTAGTTTCTTTGCAGCCTTGCTACTTTGCCCCTCTACCAAAACCAAAGATTTAAACTCCTTTCTTAATTCGTTTAATCTTTTACTTTGTTGACCATAAACATCTGCTAACTCTTTTTCTTTTTTACCCTTAGTTTTTCTGACTTTTCATCTTCTAATTTCTTAATATTAGCCAACTTTTCAGCAGCTTTTTGCTCTCTTAACTCTGCTTGTCTTTTTTGTTTTTCAAATTTATCAAAAGCTTTTTCCCGTCTTATCCTATCTTGTATTGCTATTTTTTGTGATCGTTTTCTTTGTTTTTCAAGTTTTTCATTATCTTTTAATTCTTTTTCTAATGCTTGTCTTTTTGTTTTTCAAGTTTTTCAAGATTTTTAATTTCTTGTTCTTGTTGTTTTTTATTTTCTTTTCAAACCTATCAAAAGCCTTTTCTCTATCTATATCTAATTTTAATTGAGCTAACCTCTCTTTTTCTAATTTTGTTTCTATTTTATTTTAGCTTCTAAAATTTTAGTAGATTCTTCTTCAGCAGTATTTAAAGTGTCAACCGCTTTATTAATTTTTTTAAGACTTTCAAATGTTTTACCATCTTCACTATTAAGAATCTTTTTTTGTGCCTTAGATAAGTCTACAAGCGTTTTATTTAATTCGTCTAAAACACCAATTAAATCTTCAACATCTTTTTGAGTTTTGCTAAAGGCATCCTTTGCAAATAAATCTTTATTTTCAATCTTATCAGCCATTTACAATATTGTTTACATAAGAGTAATAATCAACAACGCTTAATTCTTTAGACTTCAAAATGAAAGCCGTAATACTTACTCATACGGGCTAAATTCATATTTAATGAAGTAGGTTTTTTCTCTCCTAAAGAATTTATTTGCATTTTTTCTCTCTCTATTTTTATTAAAGTTTTAAAATGTTTTTGACCAGTTATAACTAGATCAGCTTGTAAATTTGCTATTTTCTTTTTTATATTGATATGTGCTAAATAATCATCAGATAAACCAAACTCTTTTATGTATTGTTCGTAGATACTTTCCCAGCATTTATGCAAAGTATTATAAATTTCATCAGTTATTTTAGTTTTACTAATCAATAAAAGATTATAATTACCAGTTTCATGAATATCAAACCATATTTTTATTGGTAAATCTTCTATGTTTTTGTAATATTTCAATCTTTTAACTTTTCTTTTAGTACTTCTAACGTCTTTTCTTTATAAACTTCTCTCAATATTGATAGATTATTTTCATTTAATCCAATAATATCAGCACCAAAATCATCAAATAAATTACTATCTTCTTTAATTGGATTCGCTTTTATAGTAAAACCACCCCTATAAGGTACAACAACAAAAGAATTATAAAACTCTCCAGTATCTTTTAACGTAATTCTATCAAAAGGTTGGTTTTTATCCTTCTTTTTTTCTACTGTAAATGCAGAATATTCTCCCAAACTATCTCCTAAACTATCTTCTCCTAATTCAAATAGTTGAGATGTCTTTTCTCCTTGTGTATTTAATCGAATTACTAATTCCTTAACCTCTTTTTCACTTGCTATCTTAAAAGCAACATCATTTAATTCTAAATCAGCAACGCTTTGCAATTTGTCTATCAATGAATTAAAGAATTTAGCCATAATACAAATTTAACAAAAAGGGAGGGTTTTAAACCTCCCTTGAATATTAATCTTGACTTTTTTTGCTTTTCGGCTTCTTAATCCTTGTATTAGGTTTAAGTTGCTTCCAGGCTTCATCTAAATCTATTGTTAACTTTCCTTTATACAGTTTCTTAAACTCATCCTTTGTCATTCCTTCAAAAGAATTTTTATTAAATTCTGTATTACCGATTTTAATGATCTGTTTTAAGTTTAAATCTTCCATAATTTTAAGGTATTGTAACAGTAAATTTAGCTAAATCAAAGCTTTTTGTTAATGGTCCAACTGCTGGATTAGTAACTATTAATTCATCAGCAGCAGTTTGAGCAGGAATTACAAATGTGTAAAGTCCTTCCGTTACCGTTGATTCAGTTACAGAAATTGGAGTAACACTAGCAGTAGTAGTATTGTTAAATACTTCAAAGTCTGCTAATCCTAATCCTTCTGCTGGAATTGGAGAAGTAACACCACCAAAAGGAGTATTCAACTGAACATCAAAACCAGTAGTAGAAACATTTGCAGGAGTTCCAGCATTTACATCTACTAAACCACCAGCACTAATTAAATTAGCGGTAATTTCTCCAGCTTCAATCATTCTTAAATCTGCATCATTCTCTAATTGAGATACAATAAAAGAAATTTGATCTTTTTGTTTTGCCGTATCAGTTCCTTTAATTAAAGAAGCACTAAAGCTCTCATCTTGTAACAAGATAGGATCTAAAAACCCTTCTCTATTTTGTTTACCGATTAAGTTTCCAGCCTTATCAATAAAGAAAACTCCAATTGTTAAACATCTCCACTTTTGCAAGTTTCCTAACAATACTGGATCACCTTTAACTATTAATCCCGTAAAGGTTCTTGCACCCTCTTGGATAAATACACTTGATGTATCTTCAAAAGTTTCTGTAATATCTTCTGCTCTTTCATCTGTAATATTTTTCAGTTCTGGAGTTGGATACCATCTAGTTTTTCCATTTACATCTTTAATTCTTGCATCTAAGTAAGTTTGATCTAATTTACCAGCCGTTAAAGAAGCCAATTCAACACCGTTGATACTTCCATCTGGTTTATAGTACTCCACTAAGATTGCTTTTTTTGTTACGTCAAACACAGGAAAACAACTTGGTCTACCCAAATTACCTCCACCAGTTCCACAAGCACATAATACTGCCATTTTTTTCAATTTTTAAGTTTAACAAGGGCAACATACCCCCGATTTTAATATCGGTAAATCAATTCTAAGTTCAACACCGCTTAATTTGTCATTAAATATCCTTTCAGTATGCCCACCTTTTGCGGATACAAAAACTCCAAACTTTGCATGGTTAATTGCTCTATAAGAATCAATATCACCTATCATAATACTTTCATTTAAGTGTGCGATAAACTTGTATAACAAATTTCGCATCGGCTTAATAGAAAATTCATAATGTTCGTTAGTATTCCAGTTATTTTCATCTGTTTCAGATAAGAAATAAAGCCTTAATTGGCTATTTCTATCTATTCTAGCATCATAAACAATTGTTAAAATCATCTTCTAATATCTCCAATAAAAAAGCCATTGGAAACTTATCAGAACTTAATTCTTTTCGTGCTAGTTCTTCTTTGGTTGCTATTACCGTTCCATGATAGTATTTAAGGCTATCTAAGGTTATTTCTGTAACCGTTGGAACTATATTACCCTTTATAGTGAATCTTTCGTTAAAAATAAAGTCTTTACCTATTTCATTTAGTACTTTATAATTAACTGCAGCAATTTCAAATTCATAACATGGAAACAAATAACCAGTATTGCACGTTTCAATAGTATAGGTATTATCTCCATTATCTACAATAGACTTAAATTTTACCACAATATCTAATTGAGATATTAATTCTTCTACTATGTCTACCGTTTCTTTAATCATGTTACAAAGATAATTATTTTTTACTTTACATCTTTTTTATTAGTATCCCTTCTAATTTGTAATATTTCTTTTGCAATAAATTTATTTTCATTTTGCAAGTTTAAAATATCCATAGAATTACGTTCTGTTTTTACCATAAGTTTATCCATAGATGTATTCATACTTAAAGCAATTTCTCCCATTTCTCTAAACATTCTTTTTTGTGCTGATTCGTTTTGCTCTTTTAAACTTTCTAATTTAACAGAAGCCGTAGCCCTATGTTCTTTTTGGTCATTCATTTGATCTATAATTTTATCTTGACTTACACTAAGTTTAGTAAACCAATGTTTTAAAAAAAATCCAACTATTGCAAAAACACCGCCCGCAAAACTTGTTATAATTATACTAACCTCTATATTCATCAAATAAATCTTTGCAATTAAAATTAAACAAATTGTATTTTATATCTTTTATAAGATTATATCTTACATTAAAATAATTAACATCTATATTAGTATTTTTTATAATGTCATCACTTTTTATTACAGTTTTACATTTTATAGGAGTACTACTTGACCGCTTAAAGCATATTGTTTCCCCATTATAACTAAATCTTACGCTACATCTAGGGCTAAACGAAATAGCAGCACCCAAAAGAGTTAAAAACTTATTAGGCTTACTATAAATTGCTTGAACTCTTTTAGGATTGTAAAATTCAGACTTTTGTTTTTCCCATTTGTACCTATTTCTAAATATTGCAAAATACATAATTATAGATAAAGTAATTAAAGTAGAATTAGCAAAAAATTAATATCTGTTTTATTTAAAACAAAAATATTCAAATTATTTAGATAATCATACCCTAACAAGTTCAATAATCCAAAGCCAATAAACAAATTAAGCATATTTTTTGCACTATTTTTAAATACATAAACAGCCAAAGAAATCATAATAATAGAATCAATAACCCAATAAAGGCTATTACTATCAAAATATTCTGGCAAATATCTAAGTAATAAAAACAATATAAAAAATACTCTTAACATTATCCCTTATTTGGTCGGTCGTTTGGTCGTCCACTTATCCATTCATTAACCTTTTTAGCCTCTTCTTGGAAAATAGATTCAATTGCCTTAATAGTTTCTTGGTTGTCCGTCTCTCTAAATAATTTTAACAGCGTTATTACTTGTACTTCATTCATAATTATTGGTTTAAATAGTTATTTACATCGTTTAATATTTGGTCGTGTATTACCTGAGTATATCCGTTATCAATATCATCTTGAGTAATAGTGTTTAATTCATTTTCTAGTAAAAATTTAGCACTATCGAAAATTTCCATCTTCTAACCTTAATAATAATTGAGTTAATTTATTATAAAGATAATTTACATTAGCATCTGTTAAAGTTCCATCTCGATATAGCAAACCAAAACTATTTACCTTAAAACTAGAAACATAATCCCTACCTAACTGCTTCATCTTATTGTTTAGTTTTAAATACAACCCAGACAATTTCGCTTGGTCTGTTATCTCGCTAAAACCTACGGGCTGAGTTTCACTGTAAACTATAGATGGTATCGGCTCGTTATCTTCTTTATAAAATTTCTTTTCCATTTCTAATAATATGAATATGTTGTCCAACGACTAACGTTATGGTTGTAAATCATTTGAAAACTACCTCCTTGAGGTAAATCAAAGTCACTTTCATCTGCTAGTAGCATTCTATTTGCTGCCGTGCTTGCAGAATCATTGTCTTTAGGCTTTAATTTTTTATCAGTTCCTGCGTTTATTATAGTAACTATCCTATTAACTCCTGCTGGTGGGGCGATCATGCCAGTAAAATCTCTGTCATGCGAACCTGGATCAATAAAGTGAACATTTGACGTTCCTAAATCATAGTTATCAATATCTACTGCTCCTCCTCCCGTTTCGGTGTAGTTTGTTATTTGACTGCTGGGCATCTGAGTAATTCCTGTAGCATAAGCGTAGTTTCCTATCTCAATACTTGTAACATTTCCACCCTCATCAACAACAGGGACACCCCCTAAAATATCAATAGTTTCTGTTACTGTTCCAACTGTTACACCGTCTTTTTTAAGTATTATATTAGAACCTGTTCCCGTATCTCCTTTTTCTCCTTTTACGCCTTGTAGTTTTATGCCCCAAAAATAAGATTCAGAACCTATAAATGTTGAATCCCATGTGGATGGGTTTGATGTTTCATGAGATATTTGAATCTCTATTTCTTGACCTAAATTTAATTTGACTGGTTGAAAACTAAAATCTAAAGTCCAAAAATCGGAGGCATTACCAGCATTCCTAATATATCCACTTGCTAAATTCCAATCTTGCAAAGTCCCGTCTATTATTAATTTTACAGTGGGTTGTGTTCTTTGGTCAGTTCCGTTAAATATCCTAATATTGCCAGCAAATAAATAAGTACTAGTATCATTTATTTCTATAATACTATTATTTGTAGTATTGCTATGTGTAAACGCAGAATCTTTTTCTTTTTCTGAATTCCATTCTATTGTGTATGGTGATGCCCTATTAAATACTTGGGTGTCATCCGTGCTTGTCAGAACTATTATAGGTAAAGGCTCTGATATTCCACTTGCTGCAACCTCTTCCCATGCAGTATCTTTTCTTGCGTATTGCTTTCCATCGCTTGGAGCTTCTGGAAATGATACCTTTGCATTATTAGAAGTTATATCACTCGCTTGTATTGGAGTTATAGTTGTAGTATCTCCTTGCAATACAGTACCACTACCAGTACCAAAATCTTTATTAAATGCACTATTTTTAGTAAACGCATCTTCTTTTCCAATTTGCAAAGAAGTTATATCACTTGCATTAGTATTTATTTGATCTAAATCAGAAGTTGTTGCAAATTTTTTAGTTCCCTCTGGAATATCATCAGTATTTTCAAAACTAGCTTGTTTAAAAGTTCCATTAACATAAATAACGGCTTGTTGTAAGGTTGTATTTACTATTAATGTCCTAGCTTCTGGCGTTGTTATTGCTGCAATTTCAGCACTTGTTAAGCCTTGTATTATGTCTTGTATCTCCATTTATATTACTAATCTAAATAAACCGTCTGCAATATTGCCATTTCTACTAACATCAATAGTATTTATTCCAGTTCTTTCTACTCTAAATCCAATAGTTCTACCGTCTGAAAGTCTAAATACTTCTGGTTTTATGTCTAAAGTTCCTAAATTATGAGTAACTGTAAAGGTAGTACGACCACCAGCAAAAACCCTAGAAACTGAACTTTCTGCACTATCTAAATCTACATTAAAAGTCAAAGAAGGTACAATATCACTTAAAAACGCTAATGTACCACTTCCATCTTGAATAGTTACATTATTATTTGCAGTTGGTGTAGTATATTTTAAAACCGTTTCAAAAGCCTCTCCAGTATTAAAGGCTAATTGATTGCAATACGCTGTATTATTGGTTTTCATTATCATGTCAATACCACCTAAAAACACCGAGTTTATAACCCCACTATTTATAGTTCCGTCTTGTGATGCTGCTGTTACTGGATAACTAGGGAATGTTTGTGTTGCTACATTACCAGAATCATTATTTACTATTGAAATATCTCCTATTTTGGTAAAATCTCCTTTAAATAAACTTAAACTATTACCAGCTGGTCCTATTGTAACATTACCAACAGCAGCAGATACAAAAAATGTACCTCCATTTAATTGAATACCATCAGCATCAATACTTATTTGACCATTAACACCTAAATTTCTTAAATTAATAGCAGCATTGCCATTCTCGGCTTTTAATAATTGACCGTTACTAACATCAATATCATTTGATCCAGTTGTATTATCAACCGCTAAAACAGATGGTAAACCTTGTGCAGTAGTGTAACCAGCATCATTTACTAATTCACTTACATTATCTCCAGGTTGTAAAGCACTATCGGACTTAGATTTTACATCATCTAAATCAATAGCAGCAGTAACAGTAATTAAATCTGTTTTGTTTTCTAATTCCTTTTACCCTACTTGCTAATTCATCTAAAGCCTCTTGAACATTTGCAGGATTGCCATCCCAGTCCGAAGGAACTGTTAATGTATAATCTATTCCACTTGCAAAACTAGAACCACCAACAACAATTAAGGTATTAGTATCATCATAAGCCTTAAATAATTCATCTGAACTATCTACAAAGTAATCAAACCTTCCTAATGTTGCACTTGCTAGGGCTTGTGCTTGTGTTATTGCTATTTGACTTAAAATACTCATAAACCTATCTTTATTAATCCATCGCTTTTAATATAACCATCATTCTTTAAAACTCCACTATGAATAACTAATCTAGCACCGTTTTCAATTGTAAAGTTAGCACCATTATCTATAATAAAATCACAAGCAATAAAATATTCAAAACAATCTTGTACAGTTATATTATCTCCACTCTTTAAATGGTATTTAATACCGTTTGAATTACCCCCTCCACCACTTGAACTAATCTCTAAAGTGCAATCATCCAACTTAGTAATAGTAATATTGTTACCAGCCTTTAGAATACTCTCTAAATCACAAGCATCAATAGTATCAAAATCATAAGTTTTCATGTGTAATCTTTATAACTTAAAATTACGCTAATTGTTCCAGTTGTGTTGCCGTTTGGATCAATTCTTATTCTAAACCAGTTAGCCAAAAATTGTTTGCTTCTTATCTTTACTTCACTTTCTGTAATCTCAAAAGTTCCATTACCATCACATTTAAAAGGTAAAACACTCCATTCAGTTGGTTCTGGCAAACATTTACCACCATTAAATCCTTCTTCAATAAATAACTGAGGTATTCCATCCAAACCAGTACTACTAATCCTTAAAACCCATTCTGTATGCCTTTCTAAATTCTTTGCATCGCTAATTTGTTGGATACTTCCATCAATATTTTCTAACAATGTAAAGTTTCTCATATTCCAGAAGTATATTCAAATGGTTGTTTGTTTTCTTCTGGGTATTCTAATTCATTTTCATTAATATACCATTGAATAGCACAAGCGTTCTTAACGCCTTGATTGTAAACCTGGACAATGTTACCCATGAACTTTGCATTAACTCCTAATTCAACGCTATTTGTAACCGTACCACTAGCACTATTTATTACTTGGTTCTCTCTAACATAATGAAAGTAAATAAACTGAACTAACATCTCTCTAATGCCTTCTGAATAATATAAACAACTATGCTCATCTATACTAAAAGGATTAAATATATTTAAGAATCTTGTAGTTTGTGGAACTTGCGGATCAGTTGCAGTTAAATCAGATATTAAAAGAGTGTACAATTCAGCACCTAACAACCTAACTAAATAATAATGTTCATACTTTTCAATATAAAAATCTAATTGGTCATAACACGTTTTAGAAATGTTATATTCTCCTTTGAAATCTGTTTTAACAACTATACTCATTACTTAAGTTTGCAGCCCCTTTATTAATCAAAATAATAGCCATTTCTTTAGTTACATTGTATTCCTTATCCTTTTGTAAATGTTTACCATCTAAAGCAATAATATCTACTTTATCAGCTAATTTAGAAAGGTCTACTTTCTTTTTGCTGGTTTCTTTTTAATTCCTTGTTTTTTAGTTCTTTCTTTTCCATAGTATTGGCTTTTACCCATAAAACCTCCCTACTTTCATAGGGAGGTTTTAACTAGGATATTAGTTATTAAGGTGTTTCTAATGCAGCTTTATCAGTTGCAAAATCTCCTGTAACAAATGCTGGTCTTCTGTTAGTTTTAACTAAACATAAACCTCTCCATTCTGCTAATACAGTAACTAAGTTTTTAGTGAAATCATCTGAATCACGTCCAACTTCAATGTTCATTTCTCCTTTATCGTAAACAGTAGCAGATGCAAAGTTTCCAATTAAGTATTCACCATCAGTTACTAAAGTTGTCGGCACTAAAACTACACCATCTAAAGATAGTTGACCAGCAACCATTGCTAATCTATCAATATAACGTCTATCAGTTTCAGAAGTCTTAATTAACTTTAAAGTTGTTATTGTATTGGGATGAACAAAAGCATAATCAGCATCATCTTGTTCAGCTACTTGGATTTGATTCATTGCAACAGTTAAAACATCCGCCTCATTTGCATTGTCAACAGTTCCAGCGAAAGAACCAGCAGCAAATGCAGTTGCAACAGTTTTAATTCCGTTTAAGTTAGATCCTACGTCGTCACCTTCGTAAACTTGTGATTCAACATCTTTCAATAACTCTCTCATTAACTCGTTGTTAATTTCAGCAGTCATAAAAGAAATATCGTTAACCATTTCTTCAGATACTTTGATAAATGCAGTTCTTTTCTTAACAGATTCAGAAACAACAATCAAATCAAAATCAATTTGGTTTTTCAATTCACCTTCGGCAGTTCCACCAGCAGCACCATCTTTATTAGCTTGTGATACCCAAGAAATAACATTTGATTCAGCAGTTCCACGAGTAACTACATCTAACATTCTTACTCTTCTTGAAGCAATTGCATCCATTCCTGGAAGTCTTTGCTCAACTGGTACATTTCCACCACTTACATTTGATGAAATTAACATCGTTCCAGCAGCTTTGAAGTTTAATGTAGCGTTTTTATTATCTTTAATTTTTAATAAAGATTCTTTGTTTGCTTCTAATCCTTTTTGGATTGAATTTACAACACCAACTCCATCAGCTTTTTCTTGCTCAGAAAGTTTTTTGATCATTAGACCATGTTGCTTCAAAGTTTCATTTAATGCCTTTGCTTGTGCAATTTGATTTTCAGTAATTTCTTTTCTTAAAGACTTAATTACTTCTGCATTATCTTCTTGACCTTTTTCAACTAATTCAGTTAAAAGAGTTGCGTTTTTTTCGTTGTACTCATTGTACAATCCAGCCATTTCTTCTGCTGATTTAGCAGTAAATTGCTCTTTATTTATTCCTTTTTCAGTAAGGAAACTTTCAAATTTGTTCATTTCTTTAGTTTTAAATTATTNTAATAAGTTTAAATAAAATTCTTTGTTGTCATTCGACTTAGNCTNTGGAGTTACTTTCGNAGGCTCTTTTGTTCTAAGTGAATTAATAACATCATTATATTTAGTTTGGCATACTCTCAAATTCATTTCAATNGCTTCTAACCTTTCATCCGTTCCCTTTCCGTTCTTTAAAGCATTGGTTAATCCGTTCATTTTCTTGTTTAACTTTTGTAAATAGTCCTCACTATTTCCTTTTGATACGCTAAATAAAGGCGTTTCACTATTAGCACCAAATGTAACTGCTGATCCTTCCCACAAAATAACCTCTTTTAATATTTGCGTTCCATCTTGTCTTACTTCAATCTTATCATTTATAGTTTGAAAACCTATACTATGTTCAGTAATAATACCATCTTGATAATCTAAAAAAGCATCATTACCTTTTGTTGAACGTGCCAATTCTCCATAAGCAATTAAATAATCTGGAGTTTCTTCCAACTGTTTAAAAACTCCTATTTGGTGTTCAAAGTCATGATACCTTAAAAACTTAATCTTTCTATTGCTTTGGCTTTCTGGACCTCTTTCCTGAATAGATTTAGTAAATGCCCCTTTTACAATAATATCTCCATCACTATCAACATTATTAAACTTTGATAAAGCAATTTTAACACGTCTACCAGCAGGATCAATATCTTTTACTTGTAAATCTATATTTTTGGTTTTAAATAGGTTCATTTGTTTGGGCTTTTAAAGAGTTAATAATTTCATCACTCACTTTATAATTTTCTTTTATCATTAAAATTTTACTTTCGTTATCAATTGGCATATTTAATACCACATTGATTCCATCCATAACAATCTTATCTTTTTCTGCTTCTTGCTTTTTGTCTTTTTGTAACGCTTCAACATAACTAAAATCTTTTCTCATTCGATAATTACCATCTGGATAATGGTTCTTTACAATGTAGTTATTATGCTTTGCTGCAATCTTATCCGCTAATGGCATAATTGCATTAGTATAAAGGGCTTTTTCAGCTTCTAACCTATTGTTAAAAGTCTTATTTGCTGGATCATTAAACAAAGAACTATCTAATCCAAATACATTACACATTGCACGTAATGAAATAACACCTTGTTCTATAAGTTGCAAATCAGTTGCACTCATAGCCATTGGAATATACTTTAAATCTTTGTTAGTTACACCAACACCGCCATATTTATCAGTTCCAGAAATACGCTTATTTAATGCTCCTTGCATCATTGTAGCTTCTTCTGCACTCATTGGTCTATTGGATTGATCGGTAATCATTCCAGCCATTCCCCTATTTTGGAATAAGTGAGCAGCAGCATCCCATCTATCATTTCCTACCTGGACCACATTAGCAGCAACTTGAAAAACAGATAATCCGTTATAACTATCTTCAATACTTTGATAAGATGGATTAAAAACCTTACGTGTTCAAGTTCTTCTTGTGTATAAACACGTTTAGTCTTGCCAATATCAAATTGGTATTTTAAATTAGGTAAAAAGAAATCTTGATTGGTTTGTATTTCTACATGGTTACTTGGTAAAACATCTAATTCAGCAATTTTGCCGTTTAATGTTTCTCCATAAAGATAAGAATTACCATTACATAAAAGATAAGTTAACAGCATTTCGTCAATGTCTGCAAATGTATATCCTTTGTTTTGGTTTGGGTTTTCTAATAGTTCGTGAATTGTTGTATCTTCTACCTTTTCCCATTCTCCATCAACTTGCCTTTCAACAATCCAATTACAAGCGGTAAAAACATTTACAATCTTGTTTACAACTGCATAAGCATCAACATTCCTTTCATAGGATTGTTCAATTAGATTATCTTGCCTTGCATTGTACTTATCGAATAAACGTATTAAATCGTTACGCTTATCGAGTTTAAACACTCTTTGTAATAAATTCATTTAGTTAAATTAGGGCTAGTATTTATCCAGCAATTAATTTATTTAACAAAAATAATCAATATTTATTTAATAATTAAAATTTTTTTTATACGAAGTATGCTTTGCTTTCTCCACTTATTTCATCATAAGCATATCTTGCTGCATCAATAGCATGGTTATGGTCGTCTACTGGCTTATTTACTTTGTCATGCCAACGGTAATTACTCAACTCTTTTTTAATGTTTGGAGAATCAATATCTATTACAATTGTATAATCTTGCATTTGAGTAATTCCGTTCATAATTGAATCCCTACCTTTGATACAAGGGTAAACCCTATGCCCTAGTTCTTGTAGTTCGGCTATTAAACGAGGTTCTGCATTATCTGCTATTACCGTATCTTCTGGGTTTATTTGTTCAGTTAACATATCGCTAATCTGTTTAGTACTCATTCCTTTTGAATAGCAATATTCTTTTAAATATAAGTTCTTTTTGTCTTTAGCAACTTTTACTAATGTAGTTGGATCATTCACATAACCAAAATCCATTCCATAAACATACGGTAAACTATCATCAAACTTTCCTATTTCCCAGTTCTCAAATATAACCCCTACTGGTTTAGTACGTTCTCCTGTACCATAAATAGCCCACCAATAAGAATTATTCTTTTTACTTTCAATATCTCTTATTTGGTCTGGTGTTAAATATGGATTGTCTTTGTATGTTGTAATTAATGGAGGGTATTG